TTTAAGAACGTTCTTCGATTACTTTGTCTGGATCCCCAAAGAATCCATCTTTCATACACTCTATTGTCATTGTATATCCAGCGGTATTAATCTTATGATGAATAGCAGTAACCAACCATTTCCCTGTCATATACTGATCCTCAGGTACATCGTGAGAGTGAATATGAGTCGGTATCCGGAGCATTACGACATCACCAGCCCAGCAATTTGAATCGCCGGGGACATCAAATTTAATGGTATTCGCATTCATTTCAGTTTTCTTCATATCGTAATGAGGATAATGACTCTTTTCTCCTTTATCGTGGATAGCATAAAGCCCATTTGCACTCATAAACCCATTACGTTGCCATACATTGTAATCTGCGTAAGGGGAATCTTTAGGACCATTGAGACCAATACCCTCTGCCATTATAGGATCTTTCTCACCATCGTACTCAACCTCATAACTCGCTAACGACTTTTCAAGGATATTATGTGTCAATATAGATGCACCATATCGACCAGTTACCTGTCCGCCAGATATATCAAATCTAGTTTGTTCTGAATATTTCTCCATCATTGAACCATCAATTGTGAAACCGCCCCCATCCTCGCCAATTTTCATTGGCATATTTTTTAAAGTGAATGCTCTCATTATGTCTCCGTCTTTTAGTTCGTCTACAGTCACGAACTTGAAGCCATCATTGTTCTCAAAGAACAAGTAATTGGACGCTCCATCAGCGGATACGGAGTTTCTAGCAAGAAAATTCAACAACTGAAAAGGATTCCAATTCGGTACCACCATATTCTTTTCGTGAAGAGAAGGAGATACCGTGAAGTCTGTCCATACACCATTTGACCCAAATTCCATAATATTCATACCTACATATTCTGCTATCTCTGATGCCGTCATTTTCAAAAATGAACGACTTATTAGTTTTTGGTTGTTTATAAAGAGATAAGGAGATGATATTCCTATAGTATATTGGGTAAATTTTGGATTCTTTACTCCACCGCTTATAGAATCAATTTTGAACTCCTTTTCGAGATTGGAAGTTTTCTCTGAAGCCGTATTCGGTGTAAGTATCTCAAAATGAAATTTTTCTAGACCAGAGCCGACAATACCATTAGCTTCGACATAACCAGTTCCATCTTGTATCATTATATTGCCGAACATACAATTATTGTATATCGACTCGTAGATACTCATTTGCGTGATGATACCACTCAGTTCCGCGCTATCACCTTTGTAGTTAGTGAACTCACAATTCCATTCAGAAATAGTGTGAGGATCTAATGTCTCAAAACTGGGAGCAAGTTCTTCAGCCATAATATAGTCTATTCCTGAAATTGTTGTTTAGTATTTTTCATCCATTTCGTAAATTCATCTGCTATCTTCGGTACGTGGCTTGGCTTGAGTAACATAATATGTCTTTTTTTATCGTTTAAATGTAGTTCCCATTCTAAATTAGTAACAGGTACTCTGTCCTCTTCCAGACTGTTTGTCGGATATTGAATAAATTCCGAATCTTCCCAATGGTGAATTTCATCTTGGTCGTCATAAATTTTGTTCACATAAGCATAGACTTCCGGTTCTCTTTGCACCCAATCATAAAATGGATCAATTATTTTGTTTATTGCACATACAATCCACCAATAGTCTTGAGTTCCATAGTATTGTTCTGCTACCTTTTCGGGTGTAGAGTCTTCGGATATTGTTACTGAATAATACATAGTTGCATATTTTTCAACTGTTTTAAGCATATCTAATCTATGTGTGATATCAGCTATACTTACTCCATTATAAGTCAGTTGAGGAAGTATTTTTGTATATTTCGGCATTAGAACCCTCCTGACTGTTGAATATCACTTTGAGTAATGATTGCATTTTCTTTAAGAACTACATTTAATTGAGTTTCAATTGGAGCACCATCTTCATAAGCATTCCACGTTCCGGTTGGCGTGTAATTAACCTCTACTGATTGGATAAAAGAATCTTTTATTTGAAATAAATGCATATTGCGTTCCGCTCCAAACCAGAATTCTACATTGACTGTTACAGGTATACCTAGGCGTCCTATACTTGCCAGAGAATCTTCAATGTCTTCAAGGAGGGATGTAGCACTTGCTACTTTTCCGCCTTCTCCCGCCTTCTCTATGGCATCAACTGCGAGTTGATGGGCTTTGGCAGAATTATGAATAGTTGTATCGCCGCCAAGAGGTCCTTTAACTACAGGAGATGCGAATTTTTTAAAAGCAAAACAAACAGTTTCTATTGCTTTTTGTTCTTCTCTATCTTTAGGAATCATTCTCCAACCTAAAGTGTGTGATCTTAAAGAAGCACCATCATACACTAATCCCATCTTATTATTTTGTATTGAACCCTTTGCCATTTTACCAGAACTATTTACGTTGGTCAAATCGCTCAGACCACTTTGCACTTCATTTACCATTTGTTTGATTATGCCTGCGCCTGTTGCGGCGGCCGTATCTGTAGCATTTCCGCCACCGGCGCCAATATCAGCAATTCCTTCCGTTACAAGCATATTTTCTGCTTCTGTATAATTCTGGTTATAGGAAGTAGATAGAGTTAAAGGCATAGGGAGCCAAATATTAGCAATAGAGTCTTTATCCAGGCCACTGCCTTGTCCTTTTATGCCTGAATGTTCACGAGTAGTAGGTACCCAAGTATTGATTATTAATCTTGTCCAAAAATTCCCTGCGGATACATCATCTAAAGGAAATTTAAATATTTTGGCGCCATTGGACGCCTTAGTAGTATCTGATGGATCAGGCTTAAACGTGAATGAACTATCTCCGTCGTGCGATAGACTACTACTGACATCCGATACTGATATTGCTGTTCCGTGAGAACCAATATTTGGACCGCTTCGTCCTTTTTTTACTGCCATTTTACCTTCTCTATGTGATAATAAGTTCTTTGAAGTATTTATATAAATAGTTGAGATGGCTTATAAGGGAAAATATAAAGTAAAGAATCGCTCAAAATACGTAGGGGCAGTTGATAACGTAGTATACCGATCGTCTTGGGAAAGACGCTTTATGGTATATGCTGATACTAATCCTAATGTAGTGAAATGGAATAGTGAAGAACTTGTCATCCCATATGTCAGTCCCGTCGATGGGAAAGTTCATCGATACTTTCCTGATTTCTGGATTGAAGTAAAAGGAGAGAAGGGAAAGATTAATCATATGGTAATAGAAGTCAAACCAAAAACCCAGACGGGACCCCCAAAGCTGGGAAAGACCGCAAAGTCGAAATATCGCTATGCAAGAGCAATGAAGACGTGGAAAGTGAATGAAGCAAAGTTTGAAATGGCTAAAGAATTTTGTGATGACAGAAAGTGGCAATTTAAAATACTAACAGAGGATCATTTGGTGAAGTAATATGGCTGTAAAAGTTGCAAAAAAATTAGTCCATCTCACAGAAGGTACTAAGAAGATTTCAAAAGCGAAACAGAAGAAGAAATCGGTAGCGTGGTTTAAGAAGAAAGTCGGTGAATCTGCAAAAGGATTCAAAAAAAAGGGAAAACTGGCTCCCGGAAAGATATATACATTTGGATATGACGCCAAATACAAAGATATACTTCCTTATTGGGATAAATTTCCTCTTATTGTTGCACTTGATGCGTATAAGGATGGCTTTTTAGGACTCAACTTTCATTATATATCTCCTATAGAGAGGATGAAATTCTTTTCAAAAATATTGAAATTCGCTACTCAAAAGGGAGAGGTAGAAGATATGACAGATAAAGCACGTTTCAATGTATCTTGGGACGCAGTACGAAATATTAAGCACGCCGACAAAATGATACATAAATACTTATACGGTCACGTAAAAACAAGTCTACTAGAAGCACCTCCTAATGAATGGGAGAACGTTATATTTCTACCATATCAGAAATTTGTTGGTGCTAGTGCCAAATCAGTTTGGAGTAAGTAATGCAAATATCAGATTTTAACGATGTAATAGGTTCAGATTTTGCTAGAAATAATTTATATTCTATAGAAATCTATATGCCTCGAGGACACAAAGGAATGGGTATGACCGGTAGCGGAGAATACTTAGGAAAATTCTACACCGGAGCAGACGAGGAAAAGGGAGGCAGTAGATTTCTTTCATATAAAGCAAAACAAGTATCAATACCTGGTAAAAGTCTAGGTACAGTGGATGCCAAGAGATTTGGTCCTATCTTTAAAGTTGCTAATGATTTAATAGTGGACTCAACGTCTATGACATTTATGTGTGGAGAGGATTATGCAGAACATAGATTTTTTGATGGATGGATATCTGCTGTTATGGGACAAGTTAAACACGGCACTGGAGTATCTGCAAAAAGTCCTAAACCTACTCATAGACAAGTATATACCTTAAGTTATTATAACGATTATATTGGTGAGGTTAGAATTATTCCTCTCGATAGACAAGGAGGCGCTATTGCAAATGTCGTTTTAATAGAAGCATATCCAACAAATATTGGACCAATAGAATATATTTGGGGTAGTGAAGGAGAGATAGCAACATTTACTGTAACTTGGGTATTTAGAGATTGGAATCATACTGATCCTGAAAATGGATGGTGGGCAGATACAAATGAACTTGCTCAAGGCTCGATTATGGAGAAACCAAAAAAGAAAGTACATCCGGCCGAAGCATAAGGGGAATAAACGTCTATTCCCCGCATTGATAATATAATTGTTAATAGGAGATAATATTATGTCATTACCAAAGTTAGTAACACCGATATACAGTTTGAAACTGCCATCGGACAAAAAACAGACCGTGTCCTACAGACCATTTCTGGTGAAAGAAGAGAAGATTCTTTTGACAGCTATGGAAGGAGCAAAAAACTTAAAGGG